CAGGAGGGTAGGCTGAAAATAGCCAACTTCTGTATGCGCCCGGCCGAAAAATACCCCAATTTGGACGTTCTTTACGGTGAATTTGAGAAGTGCATGACCTCTCACCACCACGAGGACATACCCGACAATCTCGGTTATCAGGTCCGTTATGCCCCTCTGGGGGTTCAAATTATCGTCGAAAACAACACAGACCTGATGTCCAGCAGCGACAGAATAGCTTGGGGGCAGATTTTTGACGGTGAAATGGGAGTCGGGTCAGGGGTCATGGATCCAGATACCGGAGAAATTCTCTACTACACCCCGTCGCCGATCTACGACATGTTTGCCCCAGAACCGGAAGTCGAGCACCACACACCCAACGGGCTGCCGAATATTCTCGGAGCCGGAGTATTTGGTTAAAGGAGGCACCAATGCGGTTAGCGAGAATGCTCAACGCGCACGAATATTTCCAGCAGGAAAAGCAGACCAAAGAATTTGTTCATCTTGACTACATGGACTTCGCCGAGAGATACGCTGACTACGTGGTCGGACACGAGAAGTTCATAGACGCTACCTCCTTAGCGGCTGTGGAGAAACTCGAGAACGATATTCTTCGGTTCGGTCCAGAAGAAGCGTACGCGCGATGAAAGTAATCATCACTCTTCTTGACGACGAAGGAATGGTTGTCGCAGAGCACGAAGCAGACGCCCACCAACCCACCCAGTGGCGGCCAGCGCCCGGCCAGCAACTTCTTTCAGGGAAGTATGAGACCGACGGGCGCGTATCGTACCACTACGAAGTAAATGGGTTTACCTACCAGCCACATGTTCGATCCCTGAGGCCCAATGGTTATCAGGACGAGATGAAGCCGTTGGTGCAGCCACCCTTTCCGTTATCTGGACAGCCGTTCCAGTTGAATAGACCGGCAAACACCCAAGGATCTTTTCGATTCACACAGCAGGGCCCCGGGCTTGCTGGAGCACCCCCATCAGACATTCGTTCGCCGCGCAGTCCGGGCGATCCACAATCCCAGAGGTAAACCATGGCAAAGTATTCGAAGGAAAAGACCCCACAGGGGCAGGACAAACTGGTCGACATCAGCGGCAACAAGGTTTCCCCGGCACAAGCAAAGCCGAGCGATTGGCCCAAGATTGACAATCCCGGTGGAGAGTCTCTTGGAGTTAAGGACAAGGTCTTTACTTTGTCCGTCACTCAGACCGGACCCCGCCACTGCGAAGACGACGGTCCCGGAGAAGGTTACGGAACTCCCGTCCCCACCGACCGCAGCCGAGTGATCTCCGCGAACTTCCCGGTTGGAAAGTCTACCGCAGGAGAGGGCACACGTCCAAGCACCCCTTGGAAGTGCTCCGTTAATCTTGAAACGGGTCAGATGGATCCGCAGGCGTACGAGCAGAAGTACTAGTCCTTTCAATAAGATACCTGATTCGCAAATTGCGAATTCGGGGACAACCCTTTTTAGTTAGGACAGGACTGTGGCTCTTTTACCTTCTTCCGGACAAGACAAGACGGCTGCGATCACGCCGAAAGAGGCCGCCGGTTTCCTCAGTCAAGGATACTGGCAGGACGACCCGGCTCTCCGACTTGTGTGTAGCGATGCCGAGCAAGCAGAGCAGTTCGTTCAGTCCAAGCAGTTCATTCTTGGTCACGGCCATGCCGATATTCTGTACCAGTCCCCCATCACACCGAGGTACTGGCCCGGAACACAAACGGAGGCCGCGTCCGTTCAGTTCCACATCGTGTCGACCACGGTCAATGCGATTGTCGATCAGATCATGGCCGGGGTTTTCTTCGACCCGGTTCCATTCATTATTCAAGAACGTTCTAATACCACGGCCCAGCAGGCGCGCGCGGTTAGTGCTCTCCAAGCCTACCAGCTAGAGGACATTGACTTTGCCGAAGAGATTCGGCTGGGGACCACGAACGCCGCTCTTTACGGAACAGAGATTTTCCAGTGGGGATGGGAAAAGTTTACCCGCGAGAGAAAGATCATCGAGCGGGACGCACCACCCAAGATCGTGAAGTCGCCGGTCCCCGGGCTACCGGATACCAAGATCCCCACGGGGCAATTGGTAGCAAAGATTGAAGAAGAGGTCGTCGACCGGCCGACGTTCGAACATATCGTCAATCTCCGAGAAATCTTGGTCGACCCGGGGCTCAACGTTCCTGACATCCGGAAGGCGAAGTATGTGATTCGCCGCCGGTACATGACCTTTCAAGATCTGGACAAACTCCGGGACCGGGAAGGCTACGACATCCCGCCCGAGAAAGAACTTCTGGATCTTTTCTTTCCCCCGTCTGAGTCGCCCGAAGAGGCACCAGCGGAACTGAACGCTCGTAATCCCCTGTACGACATTAAAGGGGAACCCCGGTGGGAAGACACTACCTCTGATCCGACGCAGAAACCTCTCGAGGTTCTGGAGCGTTGGGACAACAACACGTACATCGTGGTCTTGCAGAAGAAAATTGTCATCTACAATGACCGCAACATTTACGGCAAGATCCCGTTCTTATCAGTAAACTGGGAAGATGTACCGGGAGCGTTCTGGGGGCTCGGGCTTGCCCGTCTCACCGGAACATGGCAGCGGCTCATGGAGGGCGTCACCAACCTCCTCCTCGATCAGGCCGCTCTCAATCTCAACGGAGTCTATGTCCGGGTCAAGGGGAAGTCGATCCCCACCCAGAACATCAGAATTCAGCCGGGCAAGATTATCGACGTGGACGACCCCAAAGGGTTCACCCCGCTCGACCGGCTGCCCGCGATCCCTGAAGCGGGGCAGATCCTCGCCATGGCCCAAGGCCGTGTCGACGCCATCGCGGGAGCCAATCCAATTGGCGGAATGGGGCAAGCAGGCGCTTCTGGCCACTCCAACCTAGCCAGATCCTCGGCGGGCGCTCAGGGGCTTATGCAGGGCTCCGCGACGTCCATCTCCGGATTCGTGGATAGACTCTCTCGTCAGGTTATCGTTCCGTTCCTCTACGAAGTATACGAAATGAATCGCGAGTTCCTCGCGGAAGATCAGATCGCGCACATTCTGGACGACGAGTTGATGCTGGCTTATGACTCGGAAGACGACAGCGACCCGCTCGCGGACATCTTCAACGCGCATCCTAAGTTCTCGGTTCTGGCCGGGGCGAAGATGCAGACCCGTCGAAACATGGCACAGGGTCTACCTCTCCTTACCCAGTTTTTGGCGAATCCAGCGATCACCGGTCAGCTTGCTATCGAAGGCAAGAAGGTCGATGTGAACGAAATCGTTCGCATGTGGTTCGAAGCCAGCGACTGGAGAAACCTCAAGGATGTAGTTGTTCCAATGACTGACGAAGATAAGACACGTCAGCAGCAGCAATCGCAGGGCGGAGTCATCCAACAGAAGGCCCAGTCTCAGGCGCAGTTGCAGCAACAGAAGGATCAAGCCGCCCAACAGAAAGCAGACAATGACAACATTGCGAGGGCCGCGAGAGATGTACTTCGTGAATCCTTCAAAAAATCCGTCGAACCAGATGTTCTCACCGGGCAACCAAACGAGAGTGGGACCGGGTTTGGCGGCAACGCAATCTAACCGTCCGGATAATGGACCGAGGAAATTAAATGCCAGCTAATCCCGATCAAGGTTTTCAGCAAAGCGGATTGGATGATCTCACCGACGCTCAGGTCGCAGACCTCCTCAACAAGGCAGCCGGTATCAAGCGCAGCAATCCCAACTACAATCGGTTCTCGCAGGCTGTGCCCCCTCCGAGGCCTAAGGAAGTCGATCTGACCAAGTGGTTTGGCGGGATCGATGACTAACGAATTCGAGACGGAGGCACTCGCCGAAGAACTGGCAATATATCAGCGAGGGCAACAACTCGCACGCATTGTCCGAGATCCGGCTTGGCAGATCGTGGTCGACACGATTCAGTCATATGCCGACAACGCGGACGCGGATTTGCGGAGACTTCCTCCCGGGGACCCGACGGTTCCGACAGCGCATGCCGTGGTATTCGCTCTTGATGACCTTGCCAAGAAATTCAACTTCGACGTACAGAACGCAGTGAACCTCCAACCGTCTGACGAACTGAAAGCATACATAAGGGCCCTTCGCAAGGCAGTCAGCCCGATGCAGCCCGTCTAGACCCCAACTACCCGTTCCCGCCGGATTGCGAGAAGGATACTGAACATCATGAGCAAAAACAACGACCCTTGGGCCGTAGACGACGGCTTTACACAAATCGATTGGCGCATGCGCCCCGAAGATTCTATTGACCCCGACGAACCAGTTCTTCCCGGCTCTGATCCGGATGACGTCCTCCAACCAAATGTAGTCTCGAATCAGATCGTTCCTCCGGTACCCGTCGTGGCTCCAGACGAAGAACCGGATTCGGGACCCGAAGTATTCGAAGTCGGCGATG